CTGGTGCCAGCCCCATTACCATAGGGGCGTCATCTAAGTTAGATGATTTTTACCATGCTATAAATCGCTTGGTAAAGGTGTAGATACTGCACTTCTCTACCCCAGCAGTTCCCGGTACCGTTCCAGGTACTCTGCTGTCTCTGCACTCCCACCAGTCGGTGGGATTAGCGTACAGGTCATACAGACCTGTTAGAGCCGCGATCTCCGGATCAGTTTCCACTGATTTTGGATCTTCGCGAAGAGAGTAGAATTGTCCAACCTCCCAGCCCGCTCGTCTATGATGACGAGGCGGTTTTACCACATTCCATGGTCCGAGGAGGTGTCCATCGCCATAGCCAGGCGGTCCCGTAAACTGCAAGTCGTTCGGTATGAATGACTTTGCTATCCTGCACAGGTTTGAAAACCCGCGCAGGTAGTGCCAGTTGTGGAACACAGTTAGCCATTGGGGCGACAGTCTGTCCTTTTTAAAGACAGGACGTACAGGTTCGCCAGCTAGCCAGTCAGCACCGCACGACTCTCTAAACTCCCCTGTCCAGAACGACTTAGCCATATTAAGGTTAAAGCCGCACCAGGTGAGGGAAGCAATCAAGAGATCGACGGCTTCTACGGGAACAATAATATCATCCCCATAAACGCTAACTAGATCCTGATCTTCACCGCGGAGTTCAGTGCACGCAGAAGCTATAGCCCAAAAGACAAGGGTTTCTAGCTCAAACGTGTAACCGTTCCCCATTGAACTGAATTTCTCCAGTTCATATTCACGGCCGGCGTAACTCATTACGCCGGTGCGGAAGGAAGCGAGCAGGTCTGCCCACTCCTCCGGCAAGAGATCAAACACGACCGAGCAAGCCAGTGTATCACTGGCCGAGGAAAGGTCAATCGTTGCCGATTTACCGGTGACCGAGGCAGCTCTTGCGAGCTGCTGGTTCCTCGTTTGATCACTCAAGTCTTGTTTAGCATGGACGCGAAGCCTCTCCTTGAGGTACCCACCAAGACCTAACTGCATGAATCCGTTTAAAAGCGGTTCCACGCAAATTGGCCTATGGGTCTTCGCGTTCTTTGCGACAAAGATAAGCTTTGCCGTGTCCACTACTACATTACAGGAGCCCCCAACCTCAAGATCCTCATCACCACATAGTGACACAGGACCCCAAGT